TTGTGGGTGGAACAGGCACGGCCACAGCGGGGGGCACGGTCAATGTGCAGGAACTGGCGCCACAGCCGCAGCAAGCCGCTGCGAATGTCACTGCCGGCGCCGGGACAACGCTCACAGCGGCTCAGATGTGTGGCTTCGTTCTGATGCGCTCAGGGCCGGGTGCAGACTTTACCGATACCCTCCCAAATGCGCCCTGGAGCACTGCCTTCGCACAATATTCCTACACCGGGCGTCTGCCATTGCTGGCGATCAATCAGACGGCCCACAATTGGACGATTTCCCCCGGATCGAACGTCATCTTGAACGGGAATCTGAGCGGCGGGAATTATGTGATTCCGGCCACGAGCCAGCGCAATTTCTGGATCCAGTTGAATGATGGGCACACGCCATCCTCGCGTGCGGTTATGTGGGGATAATCAATTACGGCGCTGTGGATGGTCGTAATGTCTGGCAGGATGAAGCGTACAATCATGGCACGTCGAATGCTACGGCGAGTGCGCTAACACCATACGGAACGGCTCCCAGCCGACCGAGAGAGCACCCGGAGCATCTTTTGAACGATTCGCAGCCTTCGGCATCACTCACGCTGCGCAGTCAATTAGATCGTCTGCAAGAAGAAATCTCCAGATATCCGCAGACGACAGCGCTAGAGACAGAACACCATTTCTGCGACGGCATGTACGCCCGCGTTTATCGGCAACCTGCTGATATTCTCGTTGTCAGCAAGATTCATAAGAAAGAGAATTTCTTCATTGTTGCTGCCGGCAAAGCGGTAATCACTACGGATGATGGCCCGGTAGAACTGTCAGCCGGCATGCTTTTCGTTACCAAGCCAGGCACAAAGCGCGCTGTGCTGACTGGCCCCGAATGCGGTGTGACCATCATTACGGTGCATAGAGTCGGCAGAGAACGGCGCCTTGATCGACTCGAGAAGCGTTTGACTGAACACAATGAAGCCGATCGATTCACCGCTGACAATAAGCCGAAGCCTGGCGTTCTGACCGATAAATCTCCGGAGTTCATCACATGACATGGGCTGCGGTTGCGATTGCCGGTGCCGCGGTTGTCGGTGCGGGTGCCTCTGTCTATGCCTCCAATCAGCAACAGGCAGGACAGCAGAATGCGATTAACACGCAACAGGGCATGTTCAATACTGTTGCTGGAATTCAAAGTCCTTTTGTCAATGCCGGAACAACGGCGCTAAGTACGCTGATGGGCGGACTTGGCGGCGGCGGTCCAATTGGACAAGCCGCTGCTCAAATTAAATCCCAATTCAAAGATCCTTACATGAATGGGATGAGCGATCAACAGGTGGTCAATTACTTCCAGCAACAAGCGCCGCAATGGCTATCTACTGGCGCTAACTCTGCGGGCGTTCCGTTCGCATATCCTGGATGGCAATCGCAAGTCCAGAATATGTTGAATACGGTCAAGCAAACTACAGGCGGTGCTCCCGCAACCGGTGCGGCGCCTCCTAGCGGTATTCAATCGGTTGCTGGCGCTGGTGGACCTGGATCGATGCCTGGAACCGGTGTCGTGAATCCCAATGGCACGATAGGCGGTGGCGGTGGAGCGGGAGCCGCTACGTCAGCCTTTGCGCCGGTTGCGGGCGGCAGTCCGCAGGCGATCGATCAGGGCCTTATCTATGGCGGCGGCGGCATAGGTATTCCGACTGGCGGCATGGCAGGCGGCGGCGGTGGTGGATCTACTGCTGGTGGTATCGCTCCAGGACAATTCACATCATCTTTCACGCCCACTGACTTTCTGAGCAATCTTGATCCGGGCTACGGATTCCAACTGCAGCAAGGCGGTGCGGCGATCCGGAATCAAGATACGCCAGGCGTAGGAGCGCTCTCCGGACCAGCGCTTAAAGATTTGATGACGTTTAATCAAGGTCTAGCAAGCACCGGATATCAGAACGCCTATAACCGGTGGCTCACAACCAACAATGCGATATTCGGACGGCTGTCTGGTATTGCCGGATTGGGCGCCAATGTTGCAACCGGAGTCGGTACGCAGGGTGTCACGCTGGGTACTGGTATTGCTCAAGCACAAGCGGCACAGGGCGGGGCCGCGGCAGGAGGAACGGTTGGCGCTGCGAATGCATTAGGGAATTCTTCGATACCGCTTGCATATCTGATGTCGAATCAGAATCCCAATACTCAACAGCCGGGCGGGATTCCTAGCTATATGAGCACTGATCTAGGTGCTGGCTATGGCAACCTTGCTGGTATGGGAGGCGGAAGTAGCTTCGGAGGAGGGGCATAACCCATGCCCGATTTCGGCTCACCCGTTGCGCAGAATGTAGATATCAATCCCGGTCGTGGGATCCAGACCATTTCAGGATTGATGGGACTGAAGCAACAACAACAGGCGATCCAATCGAAGGCGATAGGAATTCAGCAGCAAGAGCAAGCGCTGCAGACAGGACAATATACACAACAGGCTGCTCAGGCCACTGCGCAACAAGCACAACAGACCGCATCGCAACGAGCCGCCATCGCGCAAATAGACTGGCTCAATTATCACGGCGATGATGGATTATTGTCCGTAGATAAAATGCTGTCTGACAAAGACCTTCAGAAGAAAGCAGGCGATCAATTCCCCGATGTGCTCAAAGCAGGCGCAGGAATCCGCCAGCAACAGATCGAAAACAGGCAGTCTCTAGTCAATCTGAATACTGGCATGCGTACTCAGTTTGGTGCTTTGATGGGTGCGCTTGCCAATGATGAAGACGTGCTTAAAGATAATCCAGCGGGGAGACAAAGAGTTACTGATGGCATCAATCAATGGGCACAATCTGCTGGCGTTCCTGAGGCTGCACAAGTCGCAAAGATTTACGCGCCTGTCGCGCAACATGCGCCTAATGGTCAATTGGCACCATCGCTCACCAATATTCAACAGCAAGCCCTTGGCGGCAAGATAGAAGAGAAGATAGAAACTGATCCATTTGGTAATAAATACATCACTGGTTATCTCCCAAATGGCCGCATTGGCTATACACGACCTGTACCGGGAGAGACAACGACGGGCGGCGGCGGTACGGGTGGTACAGGCCCGATGAATGTGCAGGCTGGTGATACACCAGAGGCCGCGGCCAATCTGCGCAATGAAGGCGAATCTGCCCGCGTTGCGATGGCGTCCGCTCCTGACATTCACAACAATAACAAGATCATCCGAGATGAATTGAACAACGTCGCCGCAACCGGTCAGGCTGGCGGCATCATTGCCAAAGCAGAGAGCTGGTTTGGCGCAGGATCGGTCAAGGGTGACAGTCCATCAGAGAGAGCAGCATCGGCCTATGACATGATTGGCAAGGCTACGATGCGTAATGCTGCGCAGTTCTCCAAGAGTGTACCTGGCACGAATGAAGGTTTGCAGGCAGCGGAAAAGGTGATGGGCAGTCAGACCACGAATCCGACTGCACTGCGTAAGATTTCCGATTTGGCAGATACCGCCGCCACGAGCGCAGAACTGTACTATCCGGGGCTGCAAAAGGCTGTAGCGACTGCAGGTAAGCGCGGATGGTTCGCCAAGCGCGATTTCGATCAACAGTGGGCACAGAATCAGGGCGTTCCACAAGCACCATTGGGTGCAGTCCAATGGTTCGATGCGCTCAAGCGTGATGATAAATCGGCCATGAATGATGTGCTGAATCCGCCCAATGTCAAAGCATCGGATTTGCAGGCCTACCGCGCAGCGCTCAAGCAGAAGATGCTGAACCTCAAGAAACTCACTGAGACGGGATCAATCCAATGAGCACATTGGATGATGCCCTGTCGGCATTCGATCAGGCGACAGGATCTGCACCTGTTAACAATCCGGGAGCACTTAAGAATCCGGGCGGTGTTGGCTTCCAGCAATTCGCAACGCCACAGCAGGGACAGGATGCCATTGATCGGCAATTACAATTGTATGGTAAGCGCGGGATCAACGATCTGGCCGGCATCGTCTCGACGTGGGCACCGGCGATGGACAAAAATCAAGTCGGTCCCTATATTCGGCATGTCGCACAAGTAAGCGGCCTTGATCCATTCACGCCGCTGAATATGGAAGATCCTACCGTCCGCAGCAAAATCGCTCGAGGGATCATTGCGCATGAGAATGTGGGCGGGAAAGCCGCCGCAGCGCGGGTTGCCTCATCCGGTGACTCAGATTGGGACAAAGCGATATCGGCATTTGATACGCAAGGCAGCGCTTCTACAGCACCACAAGCAGGCGGCTATAAGTCGGTTGTCGGTGCGATGCCACCACAAGCGCCAACACAAATACCATCCACGCCAACACAACTCGGTCCTGTCGCTACAACAGGTGTTGCAGCGGGAAAGACAGTCGGAAATCTCGTTTCAGGTCTAGGCGAATTCGGGCTGAAAGCCTATTCTGGAACTGGTTTGCCTGGATCGGAACTTGCCAGGGAAGGCGCAGAGCGGCTGTATCGCGGCTCGCAGCGGGTCAATGATTGGTATACACAGGCCACGAAAGACCATCCCATTGCACAGGATGTAGGCGAATTCGGCGGGAATGTGGTTGCCGGGTTAGCGCTGCCTGAAATTAAGGGTATGGGACTTGTATCAAGACTCCTGCTCCAATATCCGGCAATGGGCGGTATGTTTGGCGCCGCACAGCAGCTCGATCCAAACGACCCTAATTATTGGGTCAAGAAGAGCGTGCAGACGGGCACAGGGGTGATTGGCGGTGTGGTCGGCGGTGCGGTAGGAGAGGCGGCAGGGAAAGTCGCTGGCGCCGTTCTGGGCAAGGCTGGACAGGCAACCCAATGGGCAGCGAGCAAACTGGGAATTGGTGGATTGGATCAGCAGACTGCCGCTGATCTGGCAAAGTCCAGCCCTGAACTACAGCAGGCCGTCGCCGCCGCAGCGCAAGGCGGCAAAGCCATCAATAAGATGGCACTGCAACGCCAGATCGAAGCCGATTCAATTGGGACATCGTTGACGGAGGGACAGGCAACAGGCGATCCCATCAAGATTTCAGAGGAACTGAACTTTCGGCGCAACAATCCGGCGCTGGTGCAGCATTTGAATGATCAGGACGCGCAGATGTTCCGGTTTCTCGATGGCCTGCGCAGCCAGGTGGCGCCCAATGTGCCGGATGTTCTGAGTGCCAGTCACTCTGTGGTCAATGCCGCAAAGCAAGTGATCAAGGATCAGGACACGAAGATCACTGCGGCATATAAGGCGCTTGCTGATGCCAACGGCGGTAATCTGCCGATGGACGGTCAGATGTTCGCTGCGCAGGCAAGTCGCTCGCTTGCGCAAAACATGAAATCGGCATTCCTGCCCAAAGAAGTCAACAGCATCATGAATGAGTTTCTACAGAACAATCGTCCGATGACTTTCGAGAATTTCGAGAATCTTCGGACGATTCTTGCTGCGGAAGCACGCAAGGCTGATCGAGCGGGAGATGGGAACGCTGGTGCTGCAGTGTCGCTCGTGCGCAATGCCTTGGAATCGATGCCGATTCCTGACGCACTAACTGCTATCAAGCCATTGGCCGATACGGCTCGAGGGCTCGCCAAGCAGCAATTTGATATGTTCCGCGATTCGCCGGCCATGCGTGCCATTGATAGCAGACAGTTCAATGAGGATACGTTCCTCCGCACACACGTCATCAACGCATCACCGCAGCAATTGACCAACTTTGTAGCGGCCTTGCATGACAGGCCCGATGCGCTGCAATCGATGAAGGCTGGTGTGATCAGTCATTTGCACGATAGCGCCGAAAGTTCCAACCAGACTTTTCTGCATGCCAGATATAACGATGCTTTGGATGCGCTGGGATCCAAGCGAGAGATCCTGTTTGCACCAGAAGAATTGAAGCAATTACAGACAGTCGGGAATGTGGCGAACTACACGCACATCCAGCCGCGCGGGCACTATGTCAATAATAGCAATACGGGTGCCGGATTTGTACAGGGCGCCGCAACCGCCGCAGCCCATATGATTGATGCTGCTACCGGATTGCCAATTCCTGTTGCAAGTTTGAGCGTAGGCGCTGCGACACAGAATGCCGCAGAGAAAGCCTCACGGCAAAAGCTCAACTCCATGCTCAGTATCGGGGCTGGCGCTACCGGGCCGGGTGTTGTCGAGCGGGCGGCTCAAGGCGTTGCCAAGGCGCTCCCGCGCATTACGGTTCCAGCGGGCGCAGCGGCGCTTTCGGATATAGAGCGCAATCGACCTGCGCAGTCCAATCCCTAGACCGAATGCGATAGCGCCCATGAATGGATCAAGCATGATGAATACTACCACTGGAGCGGCCTAAATGCCCGCCGTATCGCTTAGTCCGGATCCGATCCTGCAGTTCCTGAATAATCAGGGCCAGCCCAATGCGGGCGGGACAGTGCTTACGCAGGTGGGCGGCGTCAACTATCCGACCTATCAGGATTCGGCGGGCACGATTGCGCTACCGAATCCGATACCGCTCAACTCGAGGGGTGAGATCAGCAATGCAGCGGGCGTCTCCTGCCAATTGTTCCTGGTGACTGGCGTTACCTACGTCTTCACGCTCTACGATCCGCTGGGCAATCAAATCAACCAGGCGACTTATGTCGCAACCGTAGCAACGCCGGCGCCGGAATGGCTGCTTCAGACCGCAACTATCGCCTACATCAGCGCTGCATCATTCACCATTGCGGGCAATCTGACTGCGACGTTTGACGTAGGTCGAAGGGTCCGAACGACCAATACGGGCGGCACAGTCTATAGCAGCGTGCTCACCTCGAGCTATAGTGGCGGAACAGGACTGACCACGGTCACGCTGACCAACGATTCGGGCAGCCTGGATACTGGCCTGTCGGCGGTCTATGTCGGGTTGCTGGATCCGGCCAATACTTCACTTGGCTTTGGCAGTGTCCAGCGGTATCTGGGCTCTGTTTCTGGTACGCAGACGATCACGACGGGGACGGTGTTCACGGCGGCATCCATTGGGCAGGAGATCCAGATCAACGGCGCTGCCGCGGCGACATTGCCGCTATCGACGACCGTCAGCGCCGGCCAGTGCATGAGTTTCAGGTCAATGAATGCCAGTGCAACGGTGGCTGCACAGGGCACAGATGTACTGGTCGTGAACGGATCCACCAGCAGCGCGGCTGGCAGTCTTGCGCTCGGTGCTATCGGGGACTGGGTTGTATTCATGTCCAATGGCGCAGGGTCATGGTTTGCCATTGGGATCAACAAGGCGCCTGTGCCATTTACCTATGTGGGCACAAGCAGTACCTATGCCACGCCGTATGGGACGAAAGTGCTGCATCTGAAAGGCGTCGGACCAGGCGGCGGCGGTGGCGGATCAGGGACTGCGGCTGGCAGCGTTGGGGGCACACCTGCCGGGTCAACATGGGGATCAATGACTTTGCCTGCTGGTGCGGGTGGCACGGTCGGCGCAGCGGGGGTAGGGGTAGGCGGTGCATCGGGCGGACCACCTAGCGGCGTTCTGGGGACCGCGACGCAAAGTGGAAGCAGCATTGCCGGTGAAGGGCCTTATTACACCGCTATTGCTGCCGCTTATGAGGCTGGAGGAGCGGGTGCACCTAACTTGTTCTTCGCCAGTTTGATTCAACCTCAAGGCGGCCAGAACGGCGCCAATGCACCTTTCTCCGGTATTGGCGGCAATGGTGGCGGCTCTAATGCGACCAGCAATTATCACGGTGGCGGCGGTGGCGCTAGCGGTGCATCGATCGAAACATGGATCTTCAATCCAGCCGTGAGCTATGTTTTCACAGCTCCGGCAGGAGGAACAGCAGGGACTGCCGGGACAAGCGGACTAGCGGGCGGCACAGGCGGGCCAGGTGCTTGGTGGGGTGAAGCGTGGTTTTGATCCATGTCTGATACTAACTTCACCGATGGCGTCACGGTCATTGGTTCATCGTGGCTCAATGATGTCAATAAGACGGTCTATCGAGCACTCGCGTCCGGTGGAGTAGCGCCGACTACGCCGGCACAGGTAGCTAATAATCTGCCGGTAGTTCAAACCCTGACAATGGGTGCGAACATGAACAACACCGGCACGCCGACTAATCCGATAATCAATGCCAGTGGTTCGCCAGGACCGACTGGGCAGCCTGGTGCATCGGCCACCACAGGAAGCATCATGCCTGCCGGGGCGTTGTTCTCGTTCACAGCGGCAGGGTTACAGGCCGATCCGACTACTACAACGCAGATTGATCGCTGGTTTGATGGAATCAGCAGCAGTTATTACCTGACGTTCAAGCAGGATGCGACGAACGGCAATACGTTCTCGACTGCCAACAAGACATTGACACTACCGGTGCAAAGCTATATGGCTCCGGTCAATCAGACTGCGATTTCTACGACCGCTGTTTATACCTTAGCGATTCTGTTCAAACTCACGACAACGCCGGCCAGCAATAACGATACAGTTATTGCGATGAACAACTTTAGTCTGCTTGTCAATACCAGCGGGCAATTGAGCGGATTTTTCAATGGCAGCGGAGGAAGCTCATTCTTCCCGGCATCACCGGCATTCCCATCATCTCCTAGCGGCTATGTTGCAATCAAGATCGAGGCGAATTGTACTGCCGGTGCAGTCGGGAATCTCTCGGCAGGTACCGCAGCGGTCTATATGGTCGGCTCAAGCGGAACGACGACCACCTCGAGCACGAGCTTGCCGCTTTCCACTACCACGATCAATGTTGCATCAACCACTGGATTTCCTGCTTCGGGGAGTGTTCTGATTCCTGGATGGCCCGGAGTCATCACTTATGCGAGCCTCAGCGGCTCTACGCTGGTGGGGTGCAATGGCGGTCCCTCCACAGGAACCATCCCGACAGGATCAACGGTCAATCTTGCGTCGTGGGGATCAAGCTTGACAACGCCCACGGGATTGGGCGCAACCGTAGGGGCGATAACCACAGACCTAGGTCTTTATCTCCATGCTAATCCAGGTCAGGGTGCGAGTGCTACATGGAGTCAGGGCGTCAATGAAACGGGAGATTTTCATTTTTGGCCTCGGTTGATCAGCACGATAGAGCCAGATGATTCAAACCTGATCCAGCTTCTATACGGTGGCGTAGCACAGGCACCCTCTGTCGGATCGATTACAGGACAAATCAGATCCAATATGCCGCTTGCGCGGCAGCTAGCCGTTGCATCAGAGCCGACCTATGTCAATACAGAATATTTAGGCGGATTCGATTATGCGACCAATGTTGACAATCTGGCGCGATTGCAGGGATGGATCAATCAGTACGGCTATCTGTCGCTGCGGGCCTCCAATGTCGAGGCTACCGATGGATCAAAACCGGGCGGCTATTCACAGAACAGCACCGTAAGCATCGGCATATCAAACACATTATGGATGCCGGTGTTCGGTGGATTGCGCGGGGATAATTCCTACATCGCAGCAACAAATACATTCCCGACGACGGGATGGCCGACAGTCCTCGGTCTCTATACGCCAAACGATAATGACTGGCCCTTTGAGGGTGCGGCGAACAAGAGTCAACTGAAAGGTGTGCAGATCGTTGGTCCTGGTTCTACCACGGCAACGATCGGTTTTGATTCTGTTTATTCAACCTCCGGCAATACGACGACGCCGGCTACTGGCACTGCCCAGAACATTCGCGTTGGCACGATGGCGAATCACTTTTGGGAGGATATTGCCGCACAAGGATGCGGGGCCGCCTTCAGACTTGCCATACTGCAGTATGGGACGCTGCGCAAGCTGCTGGGATTCAACTCGAATATCGGATTCGTCCACACCGAAAGCCCTACTGGCGGCGGCGAGACAGATATGTTCGAGATGCAAGAGTTGCACGCGCACTCTTGCATCTACGGTCATATCTTCGCTGCAGATGTCTATCAGGGCGGGATCTTCGCCTATCGCATCAAAAGCGCATGGGCGAAGAATGCACAGAACACTGGCTATTCTTTAGTCAACATCGCCGCGACAGTGCCGCCCAGTCTGACGGCGAGACCAGTTGGCGTATCCAATACGTCATCGGTCACGATCGATGGTGGATCGTCTGAATTCAACTCCAGCGCTTATGGTGAATATGACATTTACCAGACGGTGACAGTGCCGCATGTGCCATCTACCAGTACATCGACGATCCCGACGAAAGCGTATTCAATTCCCGTTTGCGAAGTTTACATTCAGACTTCATGGACGTTGAATCTTTTCAACTACGCTTTCGAGACCAATGGCCAGAATATGTCCGTCATTCTGGATGGATTTCAAAGCAGGTTGAATACGGATATCAATCCTGGTCTGGGAAATGTAGACGGGTATTCAGTAGCAGCAAGAGGACCGACATGCGCTGTTTATTTTCAGAGCATTGCGACACAACCTGGATGTTCCATAGTTGAAAATGTCTCCGGATGGCCTTATCAGGTCATCACGCCGATTGAAGCGGGTTCTGAATTTCCTGCGCGTTGCACGGTCATGTCCGGCTTTGGCGGTATGCAGGCTGTGGACGGCGCAAACGCCAAGCTCGAGATTGGCAATGTCCTCAATGCATCGCATGTCACCCGTACTCCTGACTGGAGCAATTCAACCGGAGGCATGACCGTTGTTGCATCGGTTTCGGATCCTGCCAGTCCTGATTTCGGGGGTGAGACGGGGCAGAATGTATCGAGCTTTCAATTCCCGGCAAGCGGTGTCGGCGCAGCAGCAGTCAGCAAATGGCTGATGGGTTTTGCATCGGCAGCATCTGCCAGTGCCGATTCGATGCTTGGTTATACGGCAATTGAACTGTATACGGCAAGCGGCACGGTCAGCGCTCCGACTCGGCTGATTCCTTATCTGCAAAATGGTGCATCCGTCTTCTATGGCGGCTGCAATCCGATCTACAACCAAGGAACAGTGGTCAGTGTCAGCAGTCCTCCTGCAAGTGGTGCGGCATGGACAAATCCAGCCGGCTTCCCAATCGAAGTCACAATCTCTGCTTCGGGAAGCATCACGGATGTCTCTGTCACATCAAGGGCGCACGTTGGGTCTGGTGCTGGCACATACAACGTCTTTACCGGCTACACCATCACCGTGACCTATACGGGCACGTTGACGATGAGTTACACCGCCAGCATTCCGATGGCGATCAGACTGTGGCCTGGGCAATGGATGCCGATGGTGATCTATCACTCCGGCATCAAGGCCGATGTGCAGCTCGCCTTTCAACTGAATGGCACGCAGGCATCGCAGAGGATCTATACGCGCAAGCTAGCCCATTCTCGCGTGAATCAATATGAGACTGCCCGCATGGGCCGAGTGATCTCTAATCGACTCTGGATACAGCAATGAGCGCTCCTCCTGGAACGGCACTCTATAACTGGCAGATAGGACTTGGCGCCACATTCACGAATGGAACACAGATCACAGGATGGGTTGATCAAGCCAGTTCAAAAGTAATGAATCAAGGCGGTACTGGATCGAACAACAGCTATTCGACTTCGACTGGACTTATATCGCTTCCGCAAAACACCTTTTGGGCTCCGGTCGCGATTACTTCCCTGTCGCAGCCTTACACGGTCTGTGCTCTCTTAAGCCTGAACGGCAATGCTGGAAACTTCCCCTATTTCGTTAAGGATGCTGCCAGTATGCAGGGATTCTGGAATTCTGGAACGAGTTTAGGTATCGGCAATGGTTCGACGATGACGTGGACAACGGCCGATATCAGTTCTGGTAATCACACCGTTATTGCTGTTTACAACGGAACTTCTTCAAAGCTCTATATTGATGGCACTGATCAAGGCGCGGCGAGTTCAGGAACTACAGTCGGAACCGGGCAAATAGTGAACTCCGTGGAACCTATGGGCGGCACGAATCCTAATGCTGCCGGATTGCATATGGGCTCATTCCTTATCTATGCAGACTTCATTGGCGGCACAGGTGCACTGAACGGCGTGACTTCAGCGCAGATTGATACTTGGCTAAAAGCGCAGCCTGGTACAGCGGGCAACATCATCCTTCCCCCCGGATCAAAGATGGACGGGGGCATGCAATCCTTGACAGGCGGTATGAGGGGCTGACATGGCAAAGAGAACAGTAAAAGTAGGAGTTACAAGCAGGATCGAGTACGTCTTCCTGCAGGATGCGACGGTCACAACTGGCGCCGGCAAGACGGGATTGGCTTGGAATACGGCGAGCCTGACGGCTTACTATGTGCTGACCGGCGCGGCCTCGGCTGCCATCACGCTGGCCACGCAGACAGTCACTGGCGCCTTCAGTTCTGGGGGATTCGTCGAAGTGGATTCGACCAATTGCCCCGGTCTGTATCGAGTCGATATACCGGATGCGGCCTTCGCTTCAGGCACGCATACGCTGGTGTTCATCAAGCTGACCGGCACCATCGTGCCCTGCGTGCTCGAGTACGACCTGGTGGCTTGGGACCCGCAGGATACGGTCCGCGGTGGTCTGACGGCACTTCCCAATGCGGCGGCGGGTGCGAATACCGGCCTAGCGGTGGTTGGCACGCAGATTCCAAATGCCAATGCAGGGGCCGTGAATGGCCTTCCGATCCAAGGCGGCGCAATCCCGAATGCAGCGGCAGGGGCCAATACCGGACTCCCGATTGTTGGTACTCAGGTGCCCAATGCCACAGCTGGCGCTGCTGGAGGGCTCCCGATCGAATATCTCACGGAAATTGCCAATGCAGACCTGACGGGTACCGCGGGTGTGACGAATACAATGGCAAAGAAGATCGCAGGGATTTACTCTGCCGTCTTTATGAAGTCCACGTTCAATAAGACGAGCGGCGTGCGGACCATGTTCAAGTCAGATGGAGCGACCACTCTGCTCGCCGGCACCGATACCGATGATGGGACCACCGTGACCAAGGTAAAGACCAACTGACATGGCCTGGAACACGGCAAGCGAGCGCATCGCAGAACTGCAGACGCCGATCCCCGTATTTCAGGGGAGTGCGGGCGCTACTTCGGCATTCGACACCTTCATTGCCGCGGTGGAATTAGGCACATTTGGGGCTATCCCGCTAAGCAGCACGGGCGCTGGCGTCATCCGCCGTCCTCATGGCGTTCCTCCATTGGGTCGAAGACTTGGACTCGGCTAAGCATCATGATTCGCTGTCAGTGGACTGATTGCCAGCGAGAATCTGAATTATGGGTAGAAGATCGCTACCTATGCAACGAGCATGCGCATGCGTATCGAAATCTCCGGATGCTCCGAGAGGACCGCGATATCTTCAATGATCTGCTGGATGTAGAAATGCCGGAAAAACATAAGCGGCGCATCCGGACACAAGCTGCGCGATTGGCATTCTTGTTGGAAACAGCATGAGTGCCCAATTCGAGCGGGCATGGGTGGATCTGCTGGGCGAGGAAGCGGGCTACAGCGATCTGGCCGACGATCCGGGCGGCAAGACGATGTGGGGCGTCACGGAGGCCGTGGCTCGAGCGCATGGTTACACGGGCGATATGAAGGATTTGCCGCTTCGGATGGCTCATGACATCGCTCAGTCCGAGTACTGGTATCCCTGGTGTGACCTTGTGCCATATTGCATTGCATTTCAAGTGCTTAGCGCGCACTATAACGGCGGGCATCCAATCCTGTGGCTGCAGAAAGCAGCGGGCGTCGATCAGGATGGGATTGTCGGGCCGGCAACGCTCTCCGCCGTCCTCGTCGATCCGGAAGGCGTCGCCATGCGCTTTGCTGCGGCGCATATACGGTATTACACGTCGCTAACCACCTGGGCGGCGTTTTCGAAAGGTTGGGCAAACCGGGTGGCTAACGACTTGGAGAAATCATCCCATGGCTGAATCCGCACCCGTATCTGTCCCGCCTGCCCCTGTGATTCAGGGGATTCATCCGAAGGTCTTCAACGCAGCTGCAGCCGGAGCACTCGTATCGATCCTGATCTGGGCGGTATCGGCAGCACTAGCAGCCTATGCGCCCAAACTCGTCATTCCGCCTGAAATCGCCAGCCAGTTCACGGTCGTGGTCGGGGCGATTGTTGGCTATATGACAGCGAGTCCGGCATGAGAGCCGCCCTGCTCGTCCTCCTGCTGGCTGGCTGTGCAAGCATGACCGCTCCGCCTGCTGCCCAGATCACAGCCTGCACGCAATTGCTCCATTCACAACTGGACGCCGGAACGCTGTCGAAAACAGACGCTCAGGCTGCCGATGCCCAGATGCGCGCGCAGCCGCCTGTTCTGCCGGCTCAATGCGTAGGAAAGGTCTGACATGAGCAAATTAGTTGAACTTGAGAAGCGCATTGCTGAATTGGAGAAAGAACTAGCGCTGCTGAAGGCGCGCCCTCCGATTGAATACCATACCCATCATCATTCGCACGGTCCTGCATCCTATGGCGGCATAGGTGCATATCCTTGGTGGCAGTATCCGAATCCTACTTGGACGGCGACGAGCGGATATGTACAAACCGCATCAGATACAACTCTCAAGGCGGCATTATGAGCACTCCCGTTCCTCCTGCCTCTACAGACGTTCTGAAGGCCACGATCAACGCCGCAGTCGCGAGTACGGTCAATGCTGCAGTCGATATGGCTGTAGCCTCTGGGGGCCCCGTAGGTGTTGCTGTGGCCGGTGCATTGGCCGTCTTGATCCCTGCGCTGCTGCGCAAGGATACGCCCGCCGAGATTGCTGCAATGCAATCAGCGTTGTCTTCCTTTGAGGCGGCAATTGCTGCGAAGCCGTAAACCTTTCCCTAAACTCATGGACACCGGCCAGATGGACCGGGCCATGATGGAGGAAGATTGGGATCCTGCTCGAAGCTCGCCGCAGAAAGCCTTCACGCCGCGGCAGTTTCACGAGCCTTTCAGCCCTGTGGAAATCTACTGGCTGCGCAAGATGGCTAGGCAGTATTACTACGTCAAAAAGTTCGGGGCGTGGGCGCTGGGTGGTGCTTTGATCCTAGCCGCACTCATTCCGCTGTGGGACATCCTGAAGGCGGCGATCGGAAAGTGATGCGTGGACAGAGATGCGCTGCTTCGAGCCTTTCTTGCGCTCCTGGTGGTTCTTGCCACAATTGTCGGTACATTCCTCATCAATGGACTATTCGAGGAACAGCGCACGCAGAATAAGCTGATCAGCGAACTGAGGATCCAGGTGGGCAAGATACAGCAATGGATTGATGATCACCGGCAATAGGCATTGATTGACAGATTGAATCCGTAGTAGGTATTTGGATCAATATAGCTCGCGTGCCAGAATAGCCAGAATTTGCCATTTACCACCGGAACCCACGTCGAAGCAGGTTGCCGCACACCGCCATATCCGGCCAGCGTTGCCTGGAATGTATAGCTGTGCGGGTCCACGCCGGCATTAGGCGCAGCAAATGCGACGGTCATATTTGCTGGCGACGTGGCATTATTGGTAATCAGCAAGATCCCCGCCAGGAATACCGCTTTCACATCTGCCGGCACACGCTGCGTTACGTCATATTCTATCCATTGATCTGCAGGCGGCCCCAGTTGTGACGGACCCAGCGCTACATTGACAGTATTCATGAAGATCAATGTATTGTCCACGCCGCCTATGCCTGCCGCTGGCACGCCTATGTTGGAGCACTCGAGATACTTACCAGCGCCAGGCCAGTAATCCGGCCACGGCACAGCGGGTCCAGTCTGAGACGGCACAGGGATTGGCGCAATGGTCGGTGTCGCTTTCGCATCGTTGATGGGCGAGTCACCGCCGCCATTACCTCCGCAGGACGATAGCAGCAAAGACAGAATGATAATGGCGGCTGTCTTCATGTCAATATGCCTGGAATTCACCGGTTGGGAATGAATTGATCAATTGAGCGCCAGTGAGAAATCCGCTTGCTGTTCCGCTGAAGTAACAATGGACTTCAATCAAAGCACCAACCGATACAGGAACATCATCGGAGTAATACTGATAGGTCGGATTGGAATTGCTGTGCAGCGCCCCCTGCGCCACTCCATTCACAAAAGTCTGCCCATAAATCGTGCTGCCCCATCCTCCCGATGTCATGTAAAAACCGACACGCAAAGTCCCTGCTCGAGCCACATAAAATCCGACAACCGCCGTTGATGTGGATTGAACACAGGATTTCGCAGCGCCGATTGCCTCTGCAATTTGATATCCACCTACTCCCACCGAATAGTCACTCGTCGTATCCAGCGCAAACACCGGCGCCGCTGCAAACATCAGAACTGCAAGAATCAGATTGTTCATCTTCCCTTCCCTGTCAAAGTTGAACTACGAAGTACAACGCTTGGATCTGTTCCGCCGCCGTGCAGTTCATTCAGAGATGCCCCCGCCATAAACGCCGCTCTCATATCCTGCAACGTATACGATTTCGGCCCCTGCGGGCGCATGTCCAGCAGCGAGAACATGAAGGCGTCGAAGGCGTTATTGAGATGGTCAGTCATCACGGACCCCATTCAATCAATACTGCCGCCGTGATTGCGCATAATCCGACGAAAATCCAGAAGATCGTGCATGCTAAACATTTCATGCGATCAGTCATGATGCTGTCCAAAGATGGCTGTATGAATACGACGAAGCTCCCACACAGTGAATTCAGGCATATTGTTTTCGTGCTGCATCTGCTCCCGCGCGATCCGCTCTGCCGCCTGCAGGCGCTTCAGGGAGGCGAGGATTGAGCGATTGTATTGGGCCTCTACGCAATCGTCAGGAATGGAAGCGTCTTCCCATATCTTTAGTTCGCACTCTATCCAACCAATCTGCTCCTCGATCGTCGGCTGCGACGGCCCCTGCTCGCTGGTGGTCATGTTCACTTGCCTCTCTATTGGAATGTGCGGATTAGGAATCCATGCGCCTGTTCTGAAATCTATGCTGCCGTAGAAGATGTTGATATCTGTCGCCCTCATTTCTTTCCTTTGGCGCGCATAAACTCAACTGTTTCATCAACCACCCTACTAGCGATCGAAGTGATGAACTCTTGAATAAGCGGGATCATCTCCTCCCGATCCCTTCTCTCCCCTTCGGCCATTCCATCTTTGTGGCCGGCGGCGTAGGCGAGGGCGGCGAAGCGTTCTAGCTGAGAATGCCAGACAGTTATGTACGCAGCGCCTAGCGTGATTTCTGTCTGTTGCGCCCATTCGATTATCTGCTCCCTGCTCGGCGGGTCAGCGGGGGTCATGGCGCGTTTAACTCCTTCAGCGCCTGCTTCTTCTGTTCGTCCAATTCGTGATCCCATGCCGCAATGACTTCTCGTCGAAATTTTGCTGGCGTCCAGCCTGCTGAAATCGCCTCTTCGACGGCATCCCAGACGGCGTCCTCTACTCTGGATGGCGTGTGTACGCCCATGGTCGGCAGTCCGTTCGAGATGCCGAATCCTATGCCAAGAGGCTTCATTTGACTCCCTCCCCGCCCATCTTGCCCTCGGCGGACATTAGAGCCGCGTCGATGGCGGCGTCTAGTTGTTCCCCACTATCGAACGTGAGATCATTTCCAAGCACGTTATAGGTGGCATCCCACTGGTAAATCGTAAACACGCCAGCGAACCCCTTGTCTATGTGACTGCGTAGTAATTGATACCGCCGCGCATCCCGTTCCGCCGATTCGGCGCGAGTGAGAAGCTTGCCCTGTTCATGTTCTGCTTTGTCGCGGTCCAGCAACGCCGCTTCGAGCCGGGCGCGCAGGGCGGTGATGTCTCTCGATTGGGAAATGATAAGACTACGGTCAACCCAGTATTCACTGTTCTCCAGTTGATTAATGCGTTCATTGCGAGCTATGACAATATGCTCTAGTTCATAGATACGAGCGAGAAGGCTCTTCAGGGCGTCGGCGGCTTCGTCATATAGTGGATGCTTCTCATAAACCTCATTTGGTGTGCCATGGTCTAAATCTCTGCGTCTGATGCCAATGCGCAGCCGCGCCACTAGTCCCGCCAGTTCGGTTGCGTCCATCAGGGCTCCTTGCGCGCGGCGATCACGGAAAATCTCGTCGCACTTGGATATGCCGATCTTTGATTGCTTCGTCCAATAAAGCGATTGCTGGACCACGTTGATAGAAATTGAGGGCGATATTACAAGCGGCGCCCCATTGAGCACCACTCAAGCCCAGTTTCTTAATTATTTTGTTTGAATGCCCGAACGATTCAATCGCATCTAGATCGCGCTTCCATTGGTCCTTGTCCTCCCATTTGGAAGCGTCATATCTTTCCGCGAGCAAATGCCGGAGGATTTCTGCGGCCGTGACTTGGATGCATTGTTCATATCCAGGTCCTAATCCTCCCATTTCAATGCTCCATACAGAATGGCCGCTATCCCATCGTTGTAACCACTCTGCAGCATCCTTGCCGTAGAAATCTGCAGCTTCTTGCGCTGTCATTGTCATCATGGCTCCTAAAATGGGATATCCGAATCCATATCATCGATCGCCTGGTGCTCAGGTGATGGCTTGTGGGGGAATGGTTCCGGCAAGATGATGGGCTTCACTGCAGTGAAAGACAATGACAGGAACGGCGCGCCGGTCTTGGTCGTCTTCTCCCACGCACTCACGTACAGATCCATCCCGCTGATCTTGCAGCGGCCTTGCCAGTCGGGATGCTTATCCTCTGTCTTCCTTTCGTTGCGGAAGAGGGAACCGCCTAGTTCTTTCTGTTCATAGGCCATTATTTCTTCGCTCCCGTTGATTTACCTTGCATGACGCATGCTTCGGCAAAGTCGATTGACCGCATAGCGATTTTGCCAACGATGTCCAGCGCTTCAGGAGTCGCACTTTCTTTTTTGGTATCGAATTGCCCTGCCGCCATTTCCATCATGACTTTCATGGCCTGCATCGCTTCAAGATATTGTTTGTAGAGTTCATCATAAGCACGCTTCAAACTCTCGAAATCTTGTTTGCTAAGCGCTTCCTTTGCGGTGGAATCTAGTTTTGAAAGTTTCTGCACCATTCCAGGAAATGCGGACTTCGTGCCTTCCGTAAGATTGGGAGCATTTTGTAATGATGCGGGAAGATTCACGCAGCCTCCTTCGCCGTCAGCAGTTGGTTATAGAGCGCTTCGACTTCGAACAGGAATGCCCGAGCATCGGCTTCAACATGCATGATCTGTTCGCTGGTCGCAGAGAAATCGCGGATGAAAAGCCGCAGCGGTTCCGGCATCTCCGGGCAATAGGCGACGAACGTCGTGTTGTAGATCTTCGTGCAGGCTTGCTGCAGGATGAGCTGGTCAAGATGCTCTTGCGGGATCTCGCCGCCGATCATCCACTTGACGAATGTCGTGGGCAGAGGCACCTTGAATTCGTGCAGCCTGTGCTTCGTCACGCTATCTGGCGTCGCGCCGCAGAATTCGATGGCCGGGTGCGGATAGAAATCGGCAGGCCCCAGCACGTCGCCCGTCTGGATCTCATAGGCTTCCTTGGCGGCGTCCTCGAGGTCTATCCCGCGCTGCATGGCGGCGGTGACATAGTGCGTCGTGGCAATGCCGGTCAGGCGCTCAGTGACCAGTTCCACCTTGTAACCGAATCGTGCCTCCGATTCGCCGCCTTTCTTCAGCATCGCTCTAGCATCACGCATGCGGCTAGCCGTCAGGCAACCGATGCGCTCGCGGATCTGGAAGTCGGTCAGGCCACTCATTTGAGTCCATCCCTAGCGCGTATAGCTTTTTCCATGCTGTAATACCGATTGAGATGCATTAAACCTGCACATTCTTCTCGTTCTTGCTTCGTTCCTGCTTCAAAACCGGCGGCATAAGCGAGATCGGCAAATTTGCAAAACTGTTCTGGTAATGAGTGATCCATAAGACCGAACGGCGGAAATTCTGCGCATATTAGCCACCAGTCAATCTGTTCGCGTGTAGGATGGATCACGCTGCCTCTTGCTGTGGTGCTGGCGCATCCGCTGCCTTCGCCAGTTCCACCAATCGAGCATAGTTGGCCGTCTCCCTCGCGACCCGGCGGAACGTCTGCACGTCCTGCGCCTGCCACCACTTCTTGAGCGCTTCAAAGCCATCTGCCGCGGCATTCCAAGCTTCCACGATGAGCGGACGAGTCCAAGGGGGCTCGAGTGTCCACACGAGATCATCGTCGGTCAAGCAGGTTTCATATTCAACCGGCTGTTGCGGCTGATCCTGCACGATGGTCAATGCATCGGCAGGCACAATTTCGGCCTTGCCCATGTCTTTGATTTCTTCTGGAACGTACATCCCAGAAGTAGCGCTGGGGCATACGGATCTGACACCTTCGCTGATCACACGAGAGCGCAGCATGGCCCTTGGATACTTCGGCCACAGGCTGTCTTTCTTCGAGACGAGCCCGATGCTTTCCGCCTGGGCATATGTCCATTTGATTGTAACTGTGCCGCCTTGCTGATGCGTGAATGTGGCCGATGCTTCCTTTTCATCGAGCTTATTCCATTTGACGGCGCCGCCAGCCTTGATGAAATCGCGTAGCATAGCCTCCGACTTCTTGGAAGGCTTGCCCAAAATAACGTCATAGTCACGCATTGCCGCTGCCGGATGCATGCCTTCGGCTTGTGCCATCAACATGAGCACGAGCACTTGCTGTGTGGATTTCTGCCCAAACATCCCGGACTTCGATACCTGTTCGGCAATGGCTTGCAGATCGTTGAATGGGACTACTTCTGAACCGGCCATCTCTGCTTCTCCTTCAGATGAATAACGGTTGTCTCACTACTGGGCTGCTGCCGGCGGATGCGGGCGAAGGTCTCCACAAGATTGGTCATGTGAGACGCTGTGTACGGCCGCTGCGGCACGGCGAGGAGTGACCAGGGGGGGTATTTATTCATTAGCGGCCCCATTTTTTGATAGCGCATTCTTTAGCAAATTGCTCGATTAATTTATATGCTCTTCGTAGCTTATCGCCTCTGTCTGGCGTAAAGACACATCCATTTCTGGTCTCTTCAAGCGCTTTAAGAGCATTTCTAATTCTGCCGCGGACAATAGTTTTGAATTGCCGTTTGGTGCGATATGCCCACCAAGGCCAGCCACCTTTACTTTTAAAGTTCATGATCACTCCGCCAGCCACATGACAAACTTGATCATCTCGTACCAGCAGAGCGCGCCGAGTGCCGCTGCGATGACGGCGGCGCGGAGGGCGGCGGGGGTCATTTTTTCTTCTCAATAACGATATGATCGCGTCCAGCCTTTGCTATCAATTCATGGGAATCAAGCTCAACAGCGCTGATGCCTAGATATCGTTTCAGGACAGCCTTCCACCAGATTGACTGTCTATGTTCAATTTCAGCGTTGAGACGCGCAACTTCTCTGAACATAGCAGCAATTGTGGCGTCGATTCCTAAGCGTTCTTCGTTCATTCGCAGCAATGTGTTTGCCTCTTCGAAATCCAATGCGATCGTCTGTGGCTCAAGAGGCAAAAGCGGAGATGGCGCTATTGATTTTTTCATCATCCCCTCGCCAAGTTGTAGTATTTGTCAGTCGATGCGAGATAGTCTTCCTCGCTGCGAGTGAGTTCGTTGTTCAACTCTTTCAGCGACGGCTCGCGCGCCTCTGCCTCCTCAGCCGTGCTCTGCATGTGTGCAGTTACGCGCAGCTTGAGCGCAATGCGCGCCAGTTCCTGAGTCTCAGCATCCCCGTAGGTCAGCTCGTGCAGCCACGCCGCCACGTCCTCCGGGTTGCTGCACAGCGCCATGTAGGCCAGGGCTGATCGTTCATCATTGACCGGCGTCGGGGCTTTGGGGGGCATGAGGATTTCCTCTGCGAATTTGACTAGGTCGATCATTATTCAGATCCTTCTGCTTCAGCAACGGCTAAATCGGCTTTGTGAACAGCGTCGAGATATGCGTTATAGCGGCGCGTCCATTCTGTTTCTGAATCTTTGCTATCTACAGAGGGACGTGGATTGTTTATTATCGTTCGCAAAATGCCTATCAAATCTTCAATGCAATTCGCAGCGATTGCCTGAAGGGTTTGCTTAGCAATATGCTCTTGACCGAATGAACTTTCGATTGCACTCCGACGCAATCTTGAGACGATCTCATTGGCATTCATTTTGCATTCTCCTGGCGACTTGTATTTCGTAGTGAATGATGGTAGCATACTCTCCATCAAATCCGTTGTCAACCCCTTTTCACCACAAATGACACTAGACGAAATTCTCGGCAAGTATGGCTCGCAAAGGGCGGCAGGGCACGCCATCGGCTACAGCCAGCAGTCGGTGAGCAAGTGGGTGAAGAAAGGCCACATCCCATTCAAGGCACAGGTTGCCATAGAACGCTTTACGAAAGGGCTATTCCGTGCTGAATCCTTCAGCGCCACCCGCCGTCGTATCAACGGGCATCGTGCCTGAGAAGCACTGCGGCTACTGCTCGCGTTACAAGCCGCTCGCCGGCGGCGTCTGGCGCCTTCGTTCCGGCAAGGTCCGCACACTGCGCATCTGGGCCTGCCGCGAGTGCGCGGCGCGACGGGGCGGGTATGCGGTTGCGCCCGAACCCAGAACGTAGCGCGTTTGAGGCTTATATGAAGCGCATCGGGGTGAAGGCCGACTCCATCATGGGCGGCGTGTTCTGGAAGCTGTGGCAGGCGGCGTGCGCGTGGCAGAGGGGGAATCATGGGTGAGGGAAACAGACATACAAAGAACAGGCGGCGGGGCCCGGAACATCATCTTTGGAAGCACGGCGGTAAAAACGGTTTCCCGCGGGAATATGAGATCTGGCTGCAAATGAGATATCGATGTTACAAGCCACAAAACAAGGATTACCACAGGTACGGGGGGCGCGGAATAACGGTTTGCGATAGATGGAGATTTGACTTCGGAGCGTTTCTTGCTGATATGGGTGCTCGCCCAACGCGGAAACACTCGATAGATCGAATCGACAACGACGGCAATTATGAGCCATCTAATTGCCGATGGGCCACTCCGCAGCAACAGGCGGACAACACACCTAAGAAGGGGAGGTTTTTGACGTTGGCAGAGGAAACGTTAAATCAGACTGAGTGGGCACGAAAGTTAGGAATTTCCCGTAGTGCGTTGCGCAGGCGCTTGGAATTGTGGCCTGTCGAGAAAGCGCTAACGACGCCCAATTGCCATGAGTAGCACCTTTCGCTCTGTCCGTGAATCGCGTCTTGCCGCCAAGAAGGCTTTGGATTTTTACGCCGACCTTTCCGGGCGCCCCCGGCAGAATATCCAGATTCCTGAGAAGCGGGTCCGGACGAAGAGCCCGGGCCCTTCGGAGCACCAAATTCAAACTGCGGTAATTTCGTGGTGGAAGCACGCTTGTGGGTGGCATCAACTCCCAGAATTTTGTTTGCTGGCTATCCCGAACGGCTCGTACCGCGATGCCATTACAGGCGCCCGGCTGAAGTCAGAAGGCGTCCGTAGAGGTGTTCCAGACCTTTTCCTGGCCGTTCCAGTGGCGCACTATGCCGGGTTCTGGCTGGAGCTTAAGAAACCCGGCGGCAGCGCATCGGATGAGCAGCTCGCGGTCCTCGACTATCTCGAGCGGCACTACCGCACGGCCATCTGCGACTCGTTCCAGGGGGCGATCGATGCCATTTCTCAATATCTGGGGGTGCCGAAACGTGGATGAGAAACGGCGCCTCCATGGCCGGCATTGCCAGTGTGCAGCCTGCGGAGCCTACTTTTCGGTCCTGCGTAACTTTGAAAAGCACCGCATTGGGGACTTCGGCAAGGATCGCCGCTGCGCAACTGCGGCAGAGATGCGGGAAAGCGGACTTCAGCTTGTGGACGGGTGGTGGAGAGGCGCCCCGCGCGGAGGGCTCCTACGCACAAAGCGAGGCTGAGAATGACTGACGCCGACCTTGAAGCCGCCATCCAGGCCGAATGGTCCCTCTTCTGGCGCCTGTGCGATGAGAACGACAAGGAAGCTGCAAAACAGACCTTCGAGCAGCTGCGCAAACTCATCCAGCAGCGCAGCCCGGAGCAGATTGAGGCGCTGGAGCGGAGGCAGGGGTTGAGATGAAAGTTCTGGTGTGCGGCGGGCGACGCTTCGGCAAAACAGAGCCGGAGATGGCTTTGATGGAAAATGTTTTGTATCTTGCCCATAGCCAGTTTCACATTGATTTGCTCATTCAGGGAGGGGCGCCAGGTGCGGACAAATATGCAATATTGTGGGCACTGCGGCATGGTGTGAAAGCATTGACATTCCCCGCAGATTGGAGTCGCGGCAAAAAAGCCGGGCCGCTGCGCAATCAAGAAATGATCAATGAAAGGCCTGACCTCGTGATTGCGTTCCCTGGTGGGCGCGGCACCGCCGATTTGCTCTCACGCGCCAAGGCTTGCGGCGTCAAGCGCATCTGGGAATATCCGTAACCCAATTTGACCCAGATCAAATTCAGCGACAATGCCGGGTAAAAAACAGGCGTAGCATATTCATTGCCGGGACATCAGCCGACGGGCTGCGTCTTGCGGTGATCAGGACTTACCGGCACCCTATTTCTCATCACCGGAGAATTCAAATGCCCGAATCAGAGGCAGAGCGACGCGCCGCTTCTCAGCGCATGATCGCAATGGCCGATGCAGCATTAGCCTCTGCCGATCGCATCATCAAATCAGGCAAGCCCGACGAGCGGCTGTGGCTGACAGGGTCTGAGTTATTCACAGCCACACACCCACCAGCAACATATCTCGTCGAAAATCTCATCCCGCAGGGCAGCATTCTCTTTGCGGGGCGCCCCAAAGCGGGCAAATCATGGTTTGCATTGGGCTTGGCCATCGCCGTAGTCACTGGCGATCATTTCATGGGCCGCGAAGTCAATCGTGGCGAAGTTCTCTACTTAGCCTTGGAAGACAACGAGCGAAGGCTGTCTAAGCGACTGCAGCAATTAGCCGGCGATCATAGAGCAGAAGAACTGACCGGCTTTACGGCAAGCCTCAACTGGTCAAAAGGCATCCTCGCAGCCTCCGAAATCGATGCCTGGTGCTACAAGCATCCGAATGCGCGCCTAGTCATCGTCGATACCCTCAAAATGATCAAGGAGCAGGCCGATCCAAAGAAGAACGGTTACGACGTTGACTACGATTCGCTCGCAGCTCTGACCGGCGTCGCCAATCACCGGAAAATCACCATCCTGATCGTCCACCACACCCGCAAAGCAGAGTCCGACGATCCTTTCGATACCGTCAGCGGCACACTTGGACTCAATGCCGCTGTAGACACAATCTTTGTCTTGCAGCGCAGCAAAGAGCCCCGTGTCGCTACTTTGCACGGGCGCGGACGCGAACTCGAGGAAGACGTAGAACGCTCCATATCGCTCCATCCGAACGGATTATGGCGCGATGTCGGAACGGCAGAGGCTGGTTCCTTAAGATCGGAACGAATGGCTGTTTTGGAGGAATTACGCGACTCCGAAACCGGTTTGCGCACATTCGAACTGGCTAAGCGGCTTGGCAAGAGAAGCTTGCCCTCGCTACGTAAGATACTGAATAGTATGCAAAAAGACAGGCATCTCATCAAGAAAGGCCATTACTGGTGCTTGCCGCCTGTCTCTCTCTAATTCTCTCTCTATATGGAACTATAGAGACTTATAGAGTTATAGGAACCTATGGAACCATTGGAACCAATACCCATACAGAATGATCAAGATATGGTTCCATAGGGTTCCTTTTACAGACACCCCATTTTCATAGACAAAGGTTCCAAAGATTCCTATGGTTCCTATGCGCGCGAAGCCAAGACTTAGATTTCTCCCCAAACTCAGGATATGGCATTGCAGCACAAAGGGCGCCTATGGCGTCGATCGAACGCCGGCCACGGCCTACGCGAAGTGGTACATCGCACGATTCCGCCTGTTGCAGCCCTTGACACCGCCCACGAAGTGAGCGTATACCCACACCTGCGGGGGCTGTGGGAAGCCCTCCCGCAGATGAGAGGATCGAACGCACCTCCTTTTCAGCGCCCTGTGCAGCCTCCAACACTGCCAGGGCGTTTTCTCAACCAGATCAGCACAACTCTGACCTTTCAAAAAATGAGCCGCCCACGGGGCACGGGACGCCTTTCCATCGAAGCACAAGCCCGCGCGCTGCGTCTGAGGGCTATCCGCAACCGACTCACCGATCGCGCCATAGCGGCCCGTCTGCAAGTCTCTGTGGGCACGTTGCGCGGCATCTTCAAACGCTACGGGGGCAACGCCAATGCCTGAACGCGAAAGGGGCGAGAAATTGAGCCATTTCATCGGGCGCTTCGTGGGCTCTAAGCGCGAGGAAAAGAAGTTCCCAAACATCAAGCAGCGCCTGGCGGTCGGCTACAGCGAAGCGCGCCAGAAAGCCCGAAAGGAAAAGCGCCATGCCGCGTGACAAGCATCATTCATCCGAGCCAAGGGCAACTCAACGCCTGCCTAGCGATCATTTCGAAGCAGACGGACTGTCCCGTGGCAAAGCGACAGGCGCCGTGCGTAAGTCCTACGATGCCCACCTCGAGCAGCGAGAGCCCCAGAAGCAAGAGGGCGATATCCCACCGGGGCCGCGGCAATGAGCGAGAAAGAGCGCGAGAATCCGAAGGCATTTGAGGCTCACATCGAGCAGATGAAGAATCATCACGACCGCCTGACCGAAATCGAGAAACGTCTGGGGATTCGCCACAAAGCCGACAACATGCGCTCAGAAGATCAGAAGAAAGGCGCGCAGGAGCCGCACTATGGGCGTAAGAGGCATTGATGAAGGGTGAGAAGAACCTTCGCAGCCCCCTGTTGCCAATTTTCCCTTGGTATGGCGAGCGCTACGAGATCAACACAGATTCAGTCGTCACCGGCTGGCATGTCTGGGGGGTACGAGTTTGCCTCATGCGTAAGTTCAACCATGAATTGCGCATCTCGTTTTTCTACGGCAGCAAGTCTCTCTGGATCGGTCGGAGGAAGGCGTGTCTGTAGTCGAACACGCCCCCAATCGCCGCAGCGCGAGTCTCAGCGGCTCCAGCGCCACTTTCGTCCCGGCAGAGTCCAGCATCCGGTGCCTCCGTGACCAGCTCATCGTCGAACCACTGGATGTCATCCACAGCCGCACGCTGATCGTCCCCAAAGATAAGACGAAGCCCCTGCGCGGCATCGTGCGCGCGGTCGGCCCTGGCTGCTATCCGAAGCGCTACGATCACCCGGACAAGCACAAGCGCAGCAAGATGTGGGATTCAAAGCAGTTCCGTCCCACTGTGGTGAGAGTGGGCGATCTGGTGGAACTGGGCGGCGCAGAACACGGCGGCTATGCCTTCCAGACGTTCTACTGGGGCGACATGCTGTGCCTGTGGTGCCGCGAGGAAGATGTAGCGGGAGTGTGCGATGCGTGAAACGCTGACGCTCTCCCGCCGTGAACGCAGATCAATGGGGCAACATCCGCCCAGCACACTCTCCACTGAGCCTCCACAAGAGGTCTCAGGCCAGGAGGATGCTGCCCCGCCCATTCAGCCGCTTGCCCACACATTCCCCATCCATTGGGCGCGTGGGCAATTGCTCAATGTCCGCAACACTGGTAGCGAATACGTGCTGACATTGCTGAACGAGGAGTACGACAAGCGCCATCCGGACCGCGCGATCTTCTTTCCCAATGCTTTCGAGTGCAACGCCTTCCTTGGCTGGTGGTATAGCCGTGAACATGCCGACCCTCGCGCCGGCTAAGCCGGTGATGGGCCGTCCGCGCGTCTACGATCGGGACGCGATCGGGCTTGCATTCGAGCAATACATCGAGCAAACCGAGATCCCGATCCTTGCCGAGTTTGCGACCAAGCATAAGCTGCACAAGCAGTTCATGTATGACTGTCCGGAGTTTGCCGATCTGGTGAAACGGTGCCTGTCGAAGAAAGAATCGGCGCTGGAGCGCATGGCTCTGGCCGGCAATGTGAACTGCGCAATGGCAATCTTCAGCCTGAAGCAGATGGGCTGGTCGGATCGGCAGGACTTGACGCACAAGGGCGACCAGTCGGCGCCGCTGGTGTTCTCCAGCATCGATCAGAAGCTGTAGCGCGCATGGCCTTTGCCCTGACGGCAAAGCAGCAAGAGGCCAATGCGGTGCTCGCATCTCCTGCGCGGCATATCATGCTGGCAGGCGGCTCGAGATCAGGCAAGACGCTGCTGATTGTGCGGGCCATCATCATGCGTGCGTTGAAGGCTCCCGCATCGCGGCATGCAATCTTGCGTTTCAGATTTGGCCACGTGAAACAATCGATTGTCTATGACACATTCCCGAAGGTCATGGATCTGTGCTTTAGCGGCCAGCGCTACGATCTGTCGCGCTCTGACTGGTTTGCGCGGCTAGCGAATGGGTCGGAAGTCTGGTTCGGCGGGCTGGATGATAAGGAACGCACGGAAAAGATCCTCGGCACTGAGTTTGCATCCATCTTCCTGAATGAATGCAGTCAGATCCCGTACTCAGGTCGCAACATGGCGATGACGCGGCTCGCGCAACTTGTGACTGATACCGTCAACAAGTGTCCGCTTGCGCTCAAGATGTACTATGACGAGAATCCGCCCGATAAGGGGCATTGGACGTATCGTCTGTTCAAAGCGAAGGTCGATCCGGAGACAAAGCAATCGCTGCCGAATCCTCAGGAGTACGCCTTCCTGCAAATGAATCCGCGCGACAACGCTGAGAATCTATCGCAGGACTACATCAAGACCCTCGAAGGGCTGCCGGCACGATTGCGCAAGCGCTTCTTGGAAGGCGAATTCCGCGACATGGCGCCCAATGCCTTGTTCAGCGATGAGGCTATTGAGCGCTGGCGTGTCATTGATGCTGAGTTGCCCGAAATGCTGCGCCTGGTCGTGGCGATTGATCCATCCGGAGCGGAGGATACCGACAATGCCGATAACGATGAGATTGGGATTGTTGTTTGCGGGCTGGGTATTGATGGTAATGGCTACGTTCTGGAGGATCTCACCTGCAAAGCAGGACCCGGCGTGTGGGGCAGAGTCGCCTGCAACGCATTCGAGCGGCACGCAGCGGACCGAATCGTAGCTGAAGTCAATTTCGGCGGGGCGATGGTGCGAAACGTGATCCACACCGCACGGCCCAGAACGCCCTTCCTGCCGGTGCGCGCATCGCGGGGGAAAGTAGTGCGGGCCGAGCCTATAAGCGCGCTGGTTGAGTCGGGCAAGGTCAGGATGGCAGGTTACTTCCGAGAACTCGAGGACGAGTTGTGCGCCTTCACGACCAATGGCTACACTGGTGAGAACAGCCCTAACCGTGCCGATGCGATGATTTGGGGGATGTCTGATTTATTTCCCGAGCTGGTGAAGCCGGTGGAGGACAAACCTGTGAAGCCGCCTATATTCGTGCATCGGCGCGGCAGCGGGACGGATTGGATGAGGACCCTCTGAATGAATGATGTTGCACTGCCCGAATACTACGCTTTCAACAAGGATTGGTTCTCCTCGAACATTCCGATTCTTGATCAACTCTTTGCGCAAATGCTGGCAGAGGCGCCGCGGAAGATCATCGAGATTGGTTCGTATGAGGGCAGATCATCGTGCTACTTCCTGGACAAATGGCCGGAAGTGGAATTGCACTGCATCGACCCATGGGACGAGAAGATCGAGAACGATAGCCAGACCATGCAGGATGCCGAAGCGAAGTGGGAGCGCAACACTGCGGGGCGCGCCATCAAGCACAAAGGGCGCTCGAGGGATATCATGCCGCTGATGCTTGCAGATGAGGCGGGTACATTCGATATCGTTTACATCGATGGTTCGCACGACGCACCGGACGTACTGACCGATGCGGTGTATGCCTTTGATGCGCTGCGGATAGGCGGCATCATGATCTTCGATGACTACGCGTGGCAGTTGGACGAGAAGACGCACGACTTGCTGCGCATCCCGAAGATGGCGATTGATGCCTTCATGAACATTTACAGGCATCGGATGCGTCAATTGATCGGGGCGCCTGCGTTTCAGATTTATGCGCAGAAGGTGATGGATTAATCGCAGATGAGCGATACACCGAAAGTTGATGAGATTCTTGCATGGGGTAAAGACGAAGGACTTACATTTGCTGATTTAGTGCTGTTAGCGCGTGACTTGGAGCGCAACGCGACACGATACGAGCTTCTTCGTTCTCATGTAGGTCAAAGTTTTGACGGGATGTTTGAAATTTCAGAATGGGATGCTACGGATAATGTGATGGGGAATCATCTTTATTTTGATAGCCCGGAAAAATTGGATGCTGCTATAGATGCGGCCATTAGGGCGTCTAAATGAGAATACCTGCGCATTTGCGGCGCAAGGCCCGGGCTAATGCTGTGAGGCATGTGCAATGGCAGCGGGAAGTACGTCTTAATTCACGGCTAAATACGATAGCGGGCATTACCGAAGAGACACTGCGATTTTTTGAAGACCGCATAAGTCTGCAACATTTAGAAGCGCAATTCGCAAAAATTGGCAACGCACATCATGACGCGTGATGACGCCGACCGCGACTTTGATGCGATCTCAGAAGAGGAAATCTTTGAGGAAGCCAAAGATCGCCTGCATCTAGCGAATGAAGCCTATTCGCACAATCGCCAAGAGGCGAAGGCGGACATTCTGTTCCGCGAAGGCGATCAGTGGGACCACGACACGACCACTACGGCGAGCGAGGATACGCCAGAGCTTACGATCAACCTGACCGATGCCTATGTCACGCGCGTTGAGAACAACATCAAGCAACAGAGGCCGCGTGGTAAGTGTCACCCAGTTGGGGACGGTGCAGATGTCGAGCTGGCTGAAATCATCAACGGTATTGGACGGCACATTGAAACAAGGTCTGAGGCATCGGTCGCTTACGATACGGCAGCAAAATGCGCTCTCACGGCGGGAGAGGGCTATTTCCGCATCATCGCCGAGTATGTCTCGCCCACATCGTTCCTGAAAGACCTGCGGATTCTGCCAATCCGCAACATCTTCACGGTGCACATGGATCCGGCGGCGATCATGCCGAGCGGTGCCGACCAGATGTGGTGCCTCATCAGCGTGAAGATGAAGCGCACCGAATATAAGCGGCGTTATCCGGATGCGAAGAACATCAGTTTCAACGATCTAACGCGCGAAGAATCTCGGCTTGACTGGGAGGACAAGGAAGAGATCCGGCTGGCTGAATATTTCAGGATCAGAGAGAAAGCGGAAACGCTATTCCTGCTTCGCAATTTGCAGGGCCAGGAATTCACGAAGTGGCGCTCTGAGATGCCGCGGGAGCCGAATAGCAAGTTCTCGCTTGAATATGCAACCAATCTGCTCGCATCGCAGGGCATCAGCATTGAAGACAAGCGCGATTCCAGTAAGCAGCAAGTCGAGTGGTTCCGACTCAATGGCACGAAGGTAGTAGAGCGCCAGCAGATTCCAGGCCAATGGATTCCGGTCTTTCGGGTGGAAGGCAATGCAACCGATGTAGATGGACGAATATTACGTCGCGGCATGGTACGAGCGATGAAGGATGCCGCGCGGATGGTGAACTACGGCGAAGTCGCCAAGATCAAGCGGCTGGGTTTGACGCCCAAAGCGCCATGGGTCGCGGCTGAAGGGCAGCTGGATGGGCATCCGGAGTGGGATGACGCCAATATGCGGCCCTATTCAGTCCTCACCTACAAGCCGATCGTGGTGGAGACCTCGGGCGGTGCACAACTGCTGCCGCCGCCCGCGCGCCAAATGCCGGCGCAACTCGAGCAGGGTTTTGCCGAATTCACAGCCGGCATGCGATCGAACTTACTTGCCATTGCCGGCATGCCCAATGAGCCGGGACAGGATCAACAAGGCCAAGTGGTGTCCGGTGTTGCGCTCAAGCGCCGGCAGGGTGTGTCGGATCAGTCGCATTATCAGTATTACGATCAGTTGACGCTTGCCATTGCGCAATGCTGGCGCGTCATGGTCGATTGGATCCCGCATTACTACTCTGAGGAGCGGATTCAACGCATCATCGGGGAGGATTCGACGCCGGAGATGGTGCCGATCAACAAACCCGAGATGGACGAGCAAGGCGCTGTCTCCAAGATCAAGAACGATTTGAGCGTCGGGCGATACGATGTGGTCATGGACACCGGGCCTGGATACGAGACCAAGCGCGAAGAGGGCGCCGAGAACCTGATCAACCTGCTGGGCGTGGCGCCGCTTGCTGAGCTCATCGCCAAGACAGGCGCAGACCTTGTGTTCCGCTCAATCGATCATCCCTACATGCAGGAGATGGCCGATCGCTTGATGGCAGCCAATCCGGAAGGCTTGCAGAAGATCATGGAAGGGCTGTCGAACCGGGCACGGTCGATCGTGCAGGCGCTTGCCAACGAGAATACTGCGCTGAAACAACAAGTACAGCAGCTTGCGACTGATCTAAAAGCGGGATTGAGCAAGACAGAGATGATTGCCGCAGCGAAAGTCCATGATACGCAAGTAATGGCGCATACGAAGATTCACGATACACAAGTGCGGGCCGATACAGCCCTAGCTATAGAACATGCACGGGGCGGCGTAGCACTGGCAGTGGAGGAAGTTAGAGCTGGGGGCGAACTGCTTAACACGCATATTGAGGCAGCGCACCATCGAGCTGAGGCGGAACGGATGATGGAAGCGGCTGAGAGGGCCGAGAAGAAACCGAATGGAGCGGGCAAATGAGCATCGTTGTGCAAGACAGCAAAGGAGAATTGGACGCTTACATCAGCGAGCAGGAAGGTGCCGCCGAAGGCAAAGCGCCGGCCAAGGGAGCCGAAAAGCCGCCCGCAGAGGCCGCTGAGAAGCCCAATGGCGAGGGCAAGCCCGTAGATGAGCCTGAGGACGATCCGGACGACCAAGAAGGCGAGGACGGCCTTACAGCGCGCCAGAAACGTGAACTATCGACCAAGATGCTCAAAGCCATCGGCAAGAAGCATCGGGAGATGAAGGAAGCCGAGGAATTCGCTGCGGCGCAATATAGCGAGCGGCGGCTTGCGGAGGCTCGAGCCGAGCAGTTGGAGCAGGAAATCAGGCGTGTACAGGCCGAAATGCAGGCCAAAGCGCAACCGGTGCAGGATCCCAATGCTGGGAAGCCCAAACGGGCGGACTTTGAGGACGATTCGACCTTTCAAGAGGCGTTAATCGAGTGGAATGTCGATCAGCGCATGCGGCAAAAGGCGGCAGAAGAGGCAAAAGCGTCGAGAGAACGTGAACAGGCCGAAATCTTTGCGGTATCTCAAGAGCGGATAGCCAAGGCGATAAAACTTGTCCCTGATTACGAAGAAACCGCAAAAGAAGCAGATCAGGAAGTTCCGCCCGCAATATCGACGTATCTGGAGCGCGCGGAGATGATTGCCGAGCTTTGCTATCACTTTGCCAAGAATCCGGAAGTATTGGAACGACTGCGGAAGCTGCCGCCCGTGAAGCAATTGGTTGAAATCGGCAAAATTGAGAGTACACTTAAGCCATTCGGGTCGGAAGACGGCTCGAAAGACGCATCCACCAACGGCGCAACGCCGAGTAGCGGTAACGGTAAGTTGAACGGCCAGCAGGCATCTGCGCCTGCCACACCGAGTGCCAGCGAAACGGGAACAGTCCCGAGCAAGGCCCGCACGAGCGCGCCGGTGATAAAGCCGTTAGGAAGCCAGAGCATGATGCAGGCGGAAAAGGACGAGCGGGATATGAACACCCGCGAAGCCATCGCCGCTTGGCAACGTGAACGCAAGGCGAACCTCGGTTTACGCAAGCGTCACTGACGATCTCAGAAGCGGAATTTGCGAAACATATATACGTCATAGTGACGTGAGGTGAATCGAAAGTGGCCAACCAGCTCCTGACGATCAGCATGATTACAAATCGAGCACTGCCTGTGCTTGCGAATTTGTGCGTGTTGACCGACAAGTTTAACCGTCAGTAAACCAGAAGTCCTGCTGACGTTAAATGCTGTGAACTCGGTGGAACCCTACAGGTACAATGTTGTATCCAAGGCAATACCGAGCGAAGCCACGATGAAAGTATGTAGCAAATGCAAACAGGAAAAAGCGGTTTCTGAGTTCTATGTTCAGAAGCGCAGAGACTATATTAATCCTGAATGCAAAAGCTGTACGAAGAAGCACACCAGAGCGTATTACCGGAAACATCGGGAGTCGATTAGAGTGAAAGAGAATGCTCTGAATCGTGAACGCAGAAAGGCGCTTCGGAATGCGGTATTTGCTGCATATGGCGGTCCTGTATGTGCATGTTGCGGTGAACGTGAACTGGCGTTTTTGACGCTGGATCACATCAACAACAACGGCGCAGCGGAACGTCGGAAGATTGCAGGGCGAGCGAATGCGGCAGGAACTTTTACTTATGCATGGTTAGCCAAGAAAGGCTTTCCTCCTGGGTATCAAGTCCTGTGCATGAACTGCAATTTCGGGAAACGCATGAACAATGGCGTTTGCCCGCATCGTGGAACGTGTAACGACTACTCGCAAGAGGTAGGGGCAAGCGCCCCGAAGCGCAGCACGGCGGTTCTTTCGCTCGTAAGTCGAGCCGCCTGAAGATATAGTCTCCCCCCTGGTGAAAGCCAGGGCAGCGAGGGAAGATTCTCGCGGGCTCACCCCTAGCTAGGGTGTGTTGAAGGCAAGGATGACAAAGAGTTCGGACAAAAGGGCCGCAAGATCGGCGCGACCTGTAACGTCCGCCTGCCTCCGCGCTATCTGGGTACGTTTGGGCCTGCGCTCAACGTAGAGCCGAGCACGGAGAACTATGTCCCGGTATCGATCCTGTATCAGTACCATGTGGACATTCAATTCAACACGATTAACATGCTCCTCGACATTGACGAGTTCGAGGAGCGTTTCCTGCATCCGGCCTGTATCGCGGTGGCGAACCGGATCGACAACGATGGCGCCTACTTCGCCCTGCAGAACACTGCGCAGCGTGGCGGCACGCCGGGGACGCCCCCGACGGCGTTCAAGTCGTTTTCGGATGCTCGAGCGGTCTTGGTGGCAGAGGGCATGCCAAAAGGCATGATCCCGACTGCGGTCCTTCACCCGCTTGCCTCCAGCTCGATGGCTGACAGCCTGAAAGGACTGTTTAATCCGCAGGCGCAGATTAGCGAGTATTTCGAGACTGGGATGGTGGCGGCGAAAACCGCAGGAGCGGATTGGTTCGAGGATCCGAACATTGCTAACTACACCACAGGCACGCTGAGCGGCACGCCGGTTCTGGCCGGGGCAACCTCTCCGACCGGTGGCACGGCGCTGCTCACCTCCGGCTGGGCGCAAAGTGGGACGCTTGAAATCTCTAACGGCGTCTCCAGCGCGGTCGCGCAATGCTACGTCGGCGACACGATTCAAATTCTCGGTGTCTACCCGGTGAATCCGCAATCCCGCGGGCGTTACGGGAATACGCTGAAGCAGTTTGTCGTGCTCCCGCCTGGCGGCTACGCGCAAATGACCGGAACGGCATCTCCTGGCGGTCCGCAGTTCGCAGCGGCAACGCTCGCACATGGCACGTTCAACGCATCGACGGGCCTGTATACCTCGAGCAGCGGTGGTCTGACCACGGTCACAGTAGGCGAGTGCGTCATCTCAGGCGGGCAGTTCCAGAATGTATCAGCGGCGCCGGTCTCACCCTATACGCTGACCATCAACGGCGGGGCGGCTTCGGGGACTTCCAGCACGGAGAATCTATACTTTCACCGTGATGCGTATGCTCTGGCCTTTGTCGATCTGCCGCTCCCGCGCACTGCGGTTGAGGCAAGCCGGGCCTACGATGAGGATCTCGGAATCTCGATCCGGATTGCCACGCAGTACACCATCAACAACGACGCGGAGCCCACGCGTCTTGATGTGGCCTACGGGTTTGCGAGTCTGTACCGTTCTCTGGGCTACCGGATTTCGGGCTAAGAGGAGCTACAAACATGGCATTCCCTGCAGTTACCAACGTAGACGGTTCCAACCCCGGCCCGAACAGTGGTGTCCTGCCCGATACCGTACAGACGCCCACTGGAAATGTCTGGAAGCTGGCGGTCTTCACCGTTGCGCTGACACCGGCGACGGTGGTGAACGCCGGACAGAACGAGCAGACTTTTGCGGTAACGGGGCTGCTCACGACCGATCTGGTGTTTGTCAATGCGCCGGTAGCATCCAACGCAGGTATCGGCATCAGCGGTACTCGCGTCAGCGCGGCGGGCGTCCTGGCGATCAACTTTACCAATTCGGGAAGCACGACCACGGTCGGACCGCCCGGAAACTACACGGTGTTCGTCGCCCGGATTCAGCCGAACTGGGTACAGCCCACCTCTGGATCCAGCATTGACTGGTAGCGCATGAGCAAGAATGTCTTCATCGCCACACCCACTTACAACGAGTGGGTGTGCATGGAATATGCCTCATCGCTGCTGGCAACCGGTGTGCATCTGGCCGGAGCAGGATATGGGTGCTATCACAGCGTAGCGCCCGGCAATCCGTTTCTGGATCTGGCGCGCAATCAGTTGGTCGAGGAATTCCTGAAAAGCGATGCAGATGACCTGCTCTTCATCGATGCGGACGTAGGCTGGGATGCAAAGGTCGTTACGCGGATTCTGTCCTACGATCAGGAAGTGGTCGGCGGCCTGGTTCCGAAGCGTGACCAAAAGAATGACAGCAGCTACCATCAGAACGCCATTACCGGTGTGATGAGCAAAGAGGGGCTGTTTCAGTCGCTCGAGCTTCCAACGGCATTCATGCGGATCCGGCGCTGTGCGTTTGAGCGGTTGAAGAAGCCCTATTTCCGGATTGGGGCGAGCAAAGAGGATTTTGGAGAGGATATTTACTTCTGCCGGCGCTGGTGCGAAACCGGTCAATTTGTATGGATCGACTCTGATATCAGTTTCAGTCACCGTGGCGGTCGTGCATGGAGAGGTAACTTTTTCGAGCATTGCATCAGTAGCGGCCTGCTCAAGCAGGATGCAGCCAAGGCCGCTTAGAAAAGGAATGGGAACATGCCTAGCCCCAGTGAATTAGCACGCGGTAACATCGTAGGGAACTGGGTACTTGCGGTGATGCTGTCGCCGGCCAGCGTGGCGGCCAATACCACGGCGGAACAGACCTTTGCCGTGACCGGTCTTGCGATGGGGGACTTTTGCGAGATCATCAAGCCGACCACGCAGGGCGGTCTAGGGATCGTCAATTCTCGCGTGTCGGCGGCGGGTGTGCTTGCCATTGCATTTGCCAATGTGACCGGCACAGCCATTACGCCCACTGCATCGGAAGTCTATTCCTTGCTTGTGTCGCGTCCCGTCAATGTGGCGTCCAACGTAGCAACGCTGACATCTATTAACTAGAGACATGGCAACCACAGGAGCATTCGCCCCACATCAGCAGCTCACCTATCTGATAGGGAACGCTGCCGCGGTGCAGATTCCTACGCAGTCCTCCGGCGCCGCGATCACGAGCTATCGGGTGAGCAATGTGCTCGCCACTCGACAGTACCTCACTTGGGCGGCCAACACGGCCACCGGCAGCGCTCCAACCATCTCTGCTGCGGCACCCACCAATGGCGCTCCGGCAACGAATACGATGGGCATGCCTGGCGGGGCAATCGAAGTCTTCATGTTTCCAGCAAATGCCTGGTTCATCGCCAATGCGGCAGGTGCTTTTGAAATAACGCCTGGCGACGGCGTTTGATCTGCGTGGGGCTGCGATATGCCCACCATGCCCAATGTAGTGGGGCTCGAGCTACAGGCTGCCGAGAAAGCCCTGCAGAGTGCGGGCGTACTTGTTCCCTCCACGCTTGGCTATTTCGGTCAATGGCCGATCACAGCAAAGTGGGTATCGGCCTATACGGCGCCACTTCCATCCGAATTCGCCACGGCCAACGGGCGCATTGCCGAGCTACAAGTACCGCTGCCGATCTTCCAGGGTAGCGCCGGATCAACGCCTGCCTTTGATACCTTCATTGCGGCGGTTCAACTGGGTATGTTCGGCGTGCTGCCGATATCGACGATCGGCGGCGGATCGGCTATCGCGGGGATTGCCATTGCGGGGATTGCCATAGCCGGCCTGGCTAACGATCTGACAACAGGCGGCATCAATCCGCTGCCGGCGCCATCGGGGACGATCCTGGCGCAAGTTCCCGATTCGGGGAATACAATCTCTCCGAACGGGCAGGTGACATTCTATGTGGTTGAGTATCCATTCGGGGTAGTGTATCCATGACCATCGCACTCGACATCATCAAGGGCGCTTTGCGCCGGATCAATTCCTATCAATCTGGAGAGCCGATCGATGCGCCAGACGAACAGGACTGCCTGGAAACCCTGAATGATCTGCTTGATTCATGGAGCACCGATGAATTGCACGTCTTCGGCTCGAACGAGAACATTCTGAGCTGGGTGCCGGGCAAGAATCAGTATTCAATCGGCGCGCCGACGAATGCCTTCCTCGGACAGCCTGCGATTGTCGGCACGCTAACCAGTGGCTCGCCCATCATTACGGGCGTTACCGCCATTCCGTCAAATCTTGTGACTGGTGCCGCGATCACGGATCTGCAGAATCTGCTTCCGGCTGGTGCTACCGTGCTGACGATCGGCGCGAGCACCATCACGTTGACCGCGAATGCAACCAATAACTCGACCGGCACGGATCAATTCACCTATACGATTCCTGGCGACTTCAACATCCCACGTCCATTGCGCATCACGCACGGATTCACGCGCTTCAATTCGCTAGATTTCACGTTGGATGTCTGTGCGACGGAAAGCCAGTACACACAGATTCTCTACAAGGCGCAGCCGGGGCCGTGGCCGACGATTGCCTGGTACAACAACACAATGCCCTATGGAACGCTCAAGGTCTATCAGACGCCGGGCAACGGCGCAGAACTGCACCTATTCACCGATACCATTCTCTCGAATGTCACGCTGACGCAGGCCATTGTCATGCCGCAGGGATATGCGCGCGCGCTGAAGTGGAATCTGGCACGCGAATTGTGCGCAGAATTCGGTTTTCCATTGTCTGAATCGATCAAGGTCAATGCGCAGCAGTCCCTTGATGTCATCAAGGCGCTCAATGCCAAGCCTGCTGGGATCTCGAGGTATGAGCGGGCGCTGGTGCGCGGAAGTCGGCCCGATGGGGGATGGATAACCCACGGAGGCTATAGGGGCTAGTCGTGGACGTATTTGGCGACTTCGGCTTTGTCGGCGGCCAGGATGTAGCGCCGCTGTATCTGCAGAATAATCAAATCTGCGTGAATTTCTATCCTGAAGTCAACAAAAACAACCCGAAGGAAGTGCTGGGATTGCTGGGCTGTCCAGGCTTGAATCAACTTGTTGCGGCACCAGGCGGTGGCGCGCCGGGATTCACGAGCACCACGACGATGTGGCCCGGACCGTCGAGTGTTACCAATCTTCCGGTGCGTGGCGTCTGGGAACTGCAGAACGCAGATACGCAAGCGTTGGCGGTGATTGGCAATACCTGCTATCTCGTGACGGCAGCGACGCCTGCCAGTGCGACGAGTTTCCCTACGCTGGCGCTGACTTCGGTCGGCACCTTGCTCACATCCACAGGACCGGTGAGCATCCGCGACAACGGCGTGCTGGGCGGCTATGCGGTCATCGTGGACGGTCCGTATGGCTATACCTACAATGTCGGTACGGGCGCTTTTGCACGGATCACAGATCCTGCCTTTCTCGGTGCTGATACCGTCGCCTATATAGACGGCTGGTGGATCTTCAATCAGCCGGGAACGCAGACGTTTTATACCAATTTCCCGCAGTTCAGCATCACATTCAATGCGTCCTACTTTGCCAACAAGGATGGATATTCAGATCACTTGATGGCAGTCTTCGAGAGCAAGGAAGCGTTGTGGCTGCTGGGGGAAGAAACAACGGAAATATGGTATGACTCAGGCGGGGCAACCTTCGGATTCTCACGCTTGGTCAGCACGCTGACTCACATCGGTTGCAAAGCGGCGCATTCAGTATCGCGGATCAGCTCGCAAGGTGTCGATGGTCTGATCTGGCTGGGCCATTCGGAACGCGGTCAGAATGTGCTGGTGCGGACGAAGGGCTTTCTGGCGGAAGTCATCAGCCCGCCGTCCTTCGGTGAGGAAGTGGCAACCTATCCCATCACGTCCGATGCGATTGGCTACACATATCAGGAAGACACGCACGAGTTCTACGTCATCACGTTTCCCACTGCGGATGTGACTTGGTGCTATGACACGCAAACGGGCTTGATGCACAAACGCCTGTCCTACGATCCCTATTCGCAGACCTTTCACCGGCATCGCTCGAACTGCTTCATGGACTTCCAAGGCATGCGGATCGTAGGCGATTATCAGAATGGGGCGCTGTACCAGCTCACTCGGAACGCCTATACCGATGCCGGCTGGCCTATCCTCGCCAAGCGCCGATCTCCGCACGTCTGGGACAAAGGACCGCGGCATCGGACGTTCATGGCAAGCCTGCAGTTGGACTTTGCGCCCGGTGTGGGCAATCCGAGCGGCATGGGCACGACGCCACAGGTAGGGCTGGCGATCTCGAGGGATGGCGGGAAGACCTTCGGCAACCGCTATACGCGCGGGATTGGGCAAATCGGGCAATACAAGAATCGGACAATCTGGCGCCGGCTTGGCTTTGGGCGGGATAACGTGCTCGATATCGAGATCATCGATCCGGTGCGCCGGGATCTGGTCGGAGCCACGCTGAAGGCATTCAGCGCATGAGTACGCTTCTCCCCAATCGGATTCTCTCGCCCCAGATGTCATGGGGAACGGTTAACGAAGACGGCACGATCACGATTGACCGGCAGTGGTGGCTCTATCTCTATGCCCTGATGCCTGAGAATCCCAATAGCAACGGCGTCGCGCAACCGGGAAGCGTGCTCTATATCTCGAGTGGCGCTGGGATTACGGGCGATGCTGGCAATTTCGATTGGCGTGGTGCGGGACCTGGAAATGGCCTATTGATCGGGGATGGCGTTGGTGGTGGTGTTGTGGTTGGAACAGGCACGGCCACAGCGGGGGGCACGGTCAATGTGCAGGAACTGGCGCCACAGCCGCAGCAAGCCGCTGCGAATGTCACTGCCGGCGCCGGGACAACGCTCACAGCGGCTCAGATGGGTGGCTTCGT